TGTCTTTTATTTTAGAACTTTTAGGAATTCTTGCATCAACAACTTCATATACAATATCAACTAAATCAAGTTTTTCCTTTATAAGTCTTTTTGTTTTGGCCATATGACCAGGATACCAGTTGACATCGGTTTTTTTAACCCCCCTATCAATTGAATTATTATTCATAAAAATCCATCTCCTTTTTATTACTTGCTTTCGTTAATATAGAAAGTTCTTCATGGAATATTATATCATATTTCCTTACTTTTTAAATAGTTAATTGCGTCTTCATATTGTTCTTTATATTTTAAATTTACTATAACACTCCTATCATCATTTACTAAAATGTTATCAATAAATTCATTTACAACATTTCTATCGATTGTATCTAACTTTCCAATTTTTTTAAATTTATCAAGCCATTTTAATTTATTTGATGTTAGTTTGCTTTTTTCTAGTTCTTCTTTTTCTAGTTTCAAATTATTTATTTCATATAAGTATTTTCTGTTAAATCTTTCAAAATCATCCTGTGTTATATAATTCAATTCATAATCTTTTATTATTTCATTTAATAATGTTTGATATTTTTCTATCCCCTTATTAAGTTCTACAATTCTTATTTTTTTAACTTCCGCGTTATACTCAATTCTAGAAAATGATACAGTATCTTCAATTTTCTTACTAACATCACATACTAAATCAATATGTAGATTTAGTATTTTCAAAACAATTTCATCTACTTCCTGTTCCTTAATATAATGCTGACTACATTGTTTTGCTCTTATATATGAGCTACAATAATAGTATATTTGTTCCTTTTTATGTTTTGTCCTTGTAATTCTATATAAATTACATCCGCAATCTGCACATTTAATAAATCCTGTATATTTATAATATTTTCCATTTTTATTTATTTTAGAATTACGATTGTATAATATACTTTGAACTTGTCGATAGACTTCCTCATCAATTATAGGTTCATGGTGATTATCACATTTAATCCATTCATCTTCTGAAACTCTAACAACATTATGTACTTTATGACTTATTCTAGTGGTTTTTCCCTGAACTAGATTACCCATGTATGATTCATTTTTTAAAATATAATCAAGCATACTTGAATTCCACTTATTACATTTTACAACACAGTTATAATTCAATTTTTCTTTAAGATAAGTACTCGGCGTAATTATATGATTATTATTTAACTCTTTTGCAATTTCTTGTTTACTATATCCTTTTAAAACTAAATCAAATATTTTTTTAACTATTTTTGCTGCATCTTTATCTATTAAAAATTTATGTTTATCTTCTGGATCTTTAATATATCCATAAGGAGCAACCTTACCAACAAAATTTCCTGCTTTTTTGCTAGCATTAAGTGATGTTCTCATTTTTTTTGAAGAATCTTTTGAATAACCCTCATTCATAAGGTTTTTAAGGGGTATTTCAAGCGAACTCATTGTATTAGGATTCTCATAAGAATCAACATTATCATTTATAGAAATAAATCTTAGATTATATTGCGGTATAATTTCATCTATAAAATCCCCTACCTGTATATAATTTCTCCCTAAACGAGATAAATCTTTTACAATTACAGCGTTAATTTTTCCATTTCTAATATCATTCAGCATCTTTTTATAACCAGGTCTATTAAAATCAGTTCCTGTATATCCATCATCAACATAATCGTTACATATTATTAAATCTTTTTTTTCAATTAAAAAATCATCTATCAATTTCTTTTGATTTGTAACACTATTTGACTCTTCTTCACGTTTTTCATCAAATGAACGCCTGCGATAAATTGCTAATTTCCATTTTTTCATTTCCAATTACTCCTTCACTTTCTAAATAATTTACTAAATTCAAATATTCATCGTGATATTTAAACTTCAAGTTTATATTGCCATTTTCTGAAACATGAATCACCTCTATTAATTCATTTAATACTTCCCTTGAGAGGTTTTTAATTTTTCGATTTCTTTTATAATGTCCTATCCAATAATCATTTTTTTTTGCTTTTTTTATTTTATCTTTATAATTCAATGTATAAAACTCTATTTGTTCATTTAACTGTTTAATTTTATTTTCAATTTCCTCTGAAATCTTTATAAATTTACTTTTTTCAATTACGTTAAATTTCCATTCCTCATATGCTTTTCTTTTTTGTTCGTTCAAATTAAAAATTTTAATTTCTGTTATTTTCACATTATGTTTATATTCATTTTCTATTGAACCCTGATTACTTTTATAATAGAGTTTAGTTAAACTTTTTTCTAATTCAATCACTAATTTTATTTGTAGTTGAATTGCCTCTAATACAGTATTTTCTAAATCTTTTGTCCTTATTTTGTGCGGAGTACATGATTTACTTATTTGCAAATAACTCATACAAAAATAGTTTGATAATTGACGATTTCCTCTGAAATCTTCCTGTTTTGTCATTGCTCTACCGCAATCAGCACATTTTAATATTCCTCTAAATATTGAATAATTTGTTGGACATGGCAAATTTTTCTTTTTTTCGTTTTGTTTAACTATTTCTTGTACTTTAAAAAAAGTTTCTTTTGATATAATTGCCTCATGTGTATTTTCAGAATAAATACATTCATCTCTATCTTTTTGTATATATTTATCCTCACCAAATGTTACACGTTTTGTCTTTAATTGAACTAAATTTCCAATATAGGTTTCACTAGAGAGCATTCTACCAATTGTAGATGTGCTCCAATAATAAGTGGAAGTGATTTCATAAGGTTCTAATGATAATTTTCTTTTTTTTCTCCTTTGAAGTTCCTTTCTACACAGAATTCCATTATCGTTTAGATATTTACAAATTTTAATTCTACCATTTCCAGATAAAGCCATTTCAAATATTTTTTTAACTATAACTACTTCATCTGGATTTGGTATTAAATGATGTTTATCTTCTGGATCGAACATATATCCATATGGTGCTGTTCCTCCAACAAATTGTCCATTTTTTGCCATTGTTTCATAAGCACTAGAAACTTTTTTTGATATATCTTTTGAGTAACTTTCGTTCATCAAATTCTTTACAGGGACAATTAGACTATTAATTGATTCTGGGTCTAAATAAGAATCAACATTATCATTTACAGATATTATTCTTAAATCGTATATTGGAAATACTTCTTCAATATATTTTCCAACTTCCTTATGATTCCTCCCTAATCGAGATAAATCTTTTACTATAATTCCATTTATTCTCCCATCAATTACATCTTGCATCATTCTTTTAAACCCAGGTCTATTAAAATTAGTTCCTGTATATCCATCATCAATATAATAATCGTAAATTATTATGTTTGGTTTGTTTTCTAAAAAGGAATCAATTAATGCTCTCTGATTAATAATTGTATATGATTCGTTTGAGTCACCATCATCAAAAGAACGTCTTCCATAAAAACCAATAATCCATTTTCTGTTGTTTAAATCTGTTTTACTTTGTTTTTTCTTTCCGCGTCCTGCCATATATTTTCCTCCTTTCAAATCACAAACAAATCATAATTCAATTTATTTTTTTTATCGAAGGTGGAAATTTTTTATTTGTACACTTGACTATCTATACAAATTTTTTAATACGTTTGTTAAACAATCATCAGCAGTTTTTTCGCTATCAGAAAAACTCATTTTAACTATTCTTCCATTTATATTAAAAATATAAGGATTTTTAACACCATTTAAAAAATCAAGTATTCTTTCATTACTTGATTTTCTTCTATCTATTTTTACACTTGATATTTCATCTATTTCATCAACGTCTATTTCATTTAAAGACATGTTCTTACATATTAATAATTTTTCTTTTAAATGTTCATAATTATCTTTTTTCATTTTTATCCCTCCAAAAATTCACCCATAAATAACAACCAAGTAAATATTACCTTATCATTCTATTAGTATTATTTTTAAAAAAATAACCACTTATCTAATAAGTGGTATCTGTAAATTTAATCATATTGTAATTTTCCTATAATCTACTTTAATCCTAAAGATATTTTTATTGCTTTATCTATTTTTCTTATTTCTCTTTCTTTAAGCATACATACAAAACCATGTAGTTTGCTTTTATTAATTGTTCTTATCTGTTCTAAACATACAATAGAATTTGGTCTTACATTTTTTAAACTATCTAATTCTATATGTGTAGTTTTCTTTTTTCCTGCATAATCTTTTGTAATAATTGGTGTAATTATTGTTGAAGAATTTATTTCATTACCAATATTGTTTTGAATCACTAAAACAGGAGTGCTGTTTTTCTCATTTTGTTCTATATTTGTATAATATATTGAACCTTTACTAATTTTTTTCATATATTTTTTCCTTTCATCATTTTATATTAATATAAAATTTAATTAACTTTTATTGTTTTACATTGTTCAGCTTCATTACCTGCATTATCAATTGCATAAGCACAGAATGTTCTTCCACTTGCTGTATTTAAATTTATAACATCTGTCATAGTTCTATCATTTCCATCTTTTCTTGGAGAACCAGACCCATTACCATATGGTACTAACCAAGTTTGATATTTTTGTATTCCAGAACCACTATCATATCCATCAACATAAATTCTGATATCCCATCCTGTCTCTGTTCCTTGATTTGCATGTAAACCAAGATTAGTAACATTAAATGTTGTAATAGTTGGTGGTATATTATCATACCAACTAGGATTTATAATCAACGATTCAGTAATAGTCCATGTTTTATCTCTAAATGAAGTTATATTATATCCATCTCTGTCATATACATATACTCTTATAGTTGAACCATATGGTACTGCATCATTATAATAATCTGTTACTCTATCTGCTACTTGTTCATCATTTAACCATACTGAAAAGGTAAAGCTATTAACTCCACCATTATATGTAGTATTTTGAATTATTGGATTAACATCAACCTCAAATAAGTGAGTTTCCCAATTAGCATTAAAAACTAAATTACCTGTTGTTCCTTTTTGTACTGATAAATCTTTTTGTGGTGTTGTTCCATTAGAACCTGTCCATCCTAAAAATGTATGTCCTGTCTTTGTTGGATTAGGTAAAGTAAATGTTTCTTCAACATTATATTCTGTCTTTTGATTAAAGATAGTTCCATTATCTAGATTATAGGTAATAGAATACGTTGTTGATTCCCAATTAGCAAATATTTCTTTATTATTTATTTCATTAACATTATTAATATTATTAGAATAATTTATCTCACCATTTAAAATATTACTATAACCTAAAAAATTATATCCTAATTTAGTAGGTATAGGTAGTATAGTAGAATTATTAATTATAGTGATATTTTCAGAATCGAAAGTACCACCATTACCATTTAAAGTAAAATTATAACCTAGAGTTTTTATTTTACTTTCTACTTTAGAACTAGTAGTAAAATAAGCATAAGTTTGATATAGAGAACAATGTATAGCAAGAATAAGTGCTAAAAGTTTATTCAATTTTTTCATTGTTTTTTGCAACTTTTCTTTTATGTTCTCCATAAGCATCATTACATAAATCAAGAGTTATAATTGCAACAGATATATATAACAAATATTTATTACTATAAATAAAGTCAGCATAATATCCAAGAAATGGTATACACCATTTTGTTCCTTCCCCCAATAATTGAGTATGTTTTATTTCATGAGGATCAGTTGTATTATTAGCATCACCTTTTGTTATATATCCTGTTTCTGTTTTTTCTACTAATCTGTGAGAAATAATATGTTCTTTAGATTTAAATACAATAATATCACCGGTTTTAAAGTCTTCTTTGTTTTTTTCATTATAATAAAGTAGTCCACCAACTTTTAATGATGGTTCCATACTTCCTGACACAACCAC